CCGAGCGCGTCCACCTTCGCGCGCAGGGCCTTCAGTTCGACGTTGATCGCGCCGATACCGTTGCGCACCTTGCGCAGGTCGTCTTCGTGTAGCCCATCGAAACGCGCGTGCATCTTGTCGGAGAATCGCTCGCGCTCGGACCGCATCTCGGCCTTGAGCTCGGCCATCTCGCGACGCATCGCCTCGCGGTTCGCCTCGGCCGCCTGGAGCAGGTTGGCATACGTGACGCCGTTCCCGTTCTTGCCGCGCAGCTTCGCGCCGAGCGCCTCGACGAGCTTCAGCGCGAGCAACGACAGGCCGCTGATGACGGACGACAGCACGGCGACGACGGCGTAGTTCGGCTCAGGCTCCATTATTGTTCCCTCCTCCTTTTCGTCGGCCGCGGTAGAACGCATCGATGACCAGCGCGACGTAGATGACGATGCACGCGATGATGAGCCAGTCGGTCATGAGACAGTCACCTGCGCCGAGAGCGCGATGGACCGCGCCTTGCCCGTGACGCTGACAGCGGTGACAGCGAAGTTATAGCCCCCGCCGATGCGAATGCCCGCAAGGCCACCCCGCGTTGCCGAGAACACCGTCGCTGCCGTCTCTCCGATGAAGTTCCATCGACTGCTGGATACTTTTTTCTGATACACCTTGTAATGCGATACCGTCGAGTTGTCGCCCGGAGGCAACCACCCGAGGTCGATGGCATCGATGATTGCGAGGAACTGCCCAGGATTGACGATGTCCTCGGCCTTGACCTCCCGGAATGTGCCCGCGAGGTTCCGCACCTGTCCCGGCACGATGTCCGGCTGAGGCGCCGTCGTGCCGCCAGAGATCCCCCCCTCGTCCGCCTCGACGATCTCCGGGATCACCACGTCGAAGATCGCGTCGTCGTAGAGCACGCCCTCGATGTTGCAGCGGAAGTCCTGCCCGAGGTCGTGCCGCACCACCTGGTATTTCTCGACGGCGCCAAGTATGTATTTGTCCCCAGGCAGCGGCTCCCGCGCCCAGTTGGCATGGGCGACCGTCACGAACGACGTCTCGTCCGCCGTCACGCCGACCAGGGTCCGTGTCGACACCGCCCCGTCGAGCGCGTGCTGTACCGTGATCTGGTACGTCGTCGCCGGGTCGAGCGCCACCTCCTCGTCGAGCTCGAGCGCCAGGAGCCCGGCCGCCACGCGTCGCAAGCGCCCGTTGGCGACGCAGTTACGGGTGGCGCGCGCGCCCAGGCCGAAGACGTCGCCCGGCCGCAGGCCGAGGCCGTCGAGACCGGCGGCGAAGGCTACCCGGCGGTCCTGGAGGCGGTTTCGGTTGAGCCCCTTGATGAGCTCTCGCTCCACCTGCGCCGCGCGGGTCACGGGGAACAGGTTCAGGCCGGCCTCGATATAGTGCTCGCCGAGGTCGAGCGCGTCATCGTCCTCGCGCACCATGGTGTTTCGTATGAAGTTCCGCTCGCCATCGAGGAAGTTCGCCGAGATGCGATTGGCCCGCTCTGTGCGCGCGACGTAGCCGTACTCGAGAGTGTCGCGTTCGAACGATCCGTCGTTGAAGATAACGGACATCGGCGTCTCGACGTCAAGCTTGACCCGCCACCGGCCACCTTCCTCGACGAGGAGGGCGTCGGCCCCGACGGTGAAGAGCTCGAGCGCCTCCTGTCCACGGATCGTCTCGTTGAGCTCGTAGTCAAACGTGCATCGCTTGTGGAAGCCGCCGCGGCCGTCCGGCACGAGCTCATCGCAATGCGCCGCCCACTGGACGAACGACCACAGATCGATGTCGTCGTACGTGTAGAACTTCCCGAGCCCGTTCTCCGACCATGTGATGAAGTCGGCGCAGCACCAGGCGTTGTTGTTCGTCCAGCCTTGGGTGAAGGTCTCTGGATCGGTGTAGATGCGGATGTCGTTCTTTCCCTTGAGCATCACGGAGTAGACGCGCGGCACGGTGGAAAGCGACTGCGGCACCTGCTGGATACCGATCTGCGCAAGCCCCGGGTGCGCGCGGACGCCGGCGGTGACGAGCGTCAGCAGCTCGAAGCGGAACTCGTCTTGGATCGCCGGGTCGGTGTTGTCCGCCGTAACCCGCGAAACGCGCACGTCATATTGATCCCGCGCGAGGATGTTCGAGCGGAACCAGACGGACTTCGGTCCCTGCGTCTTCCCGGCCGCGGTGAACGTGGCGAACTCCGTCCAAGCGCCACCGGCGCTGGTCAGCCGGTACTCGACCTTGATGCTGACCTCGCGCTCGATGCGGTCCCCGTTGTCGTCGATCTCGAACAGGCCGTTGAAGAAGAGCGCCTGCACGAGAAACTGATCGACGTCATCATCCGTTGCCTCGATGACTGGCGTCGCCTGCTCGACAAGCGTTTCCACCGGCTGCTCGATGCGCGTCTCGCTGAACGCCTGTAGCGGCCGCTGGTCCTTCGTGCCCGGTACCCACTCCCAGCCGACGCCGGGGATGTTTGCCACGGGGTTCCCGTCGATCTCGAGCCCCGAGACCGACTCGATGGGGCCGTGGCAGAGGACGATGCGCGTGGTCAGTGTCTGCGCGGGCTCGTCGACGGGGTCGTCGGGGTCGATCCAGTTGACGTTGGGGTCGTTGAGATCCTTGACCTCGATGAAGTCGTCCGTGAACGATTCGACGATGTGCCCGGCGACGCGCACCTCTCCATAGACGATGCTGATCGGGAGGCCGGCGCCGGTGGTGTTCTGCCGGCCCTGGAAGCCGACCGACGGCGAGTCCTCCTGTTCCCCGGGGCGCTTCGGGGAGGTCGGCCGCGGCAGGAGCGCCGCCAGGGCGAAGGTTGCCGCGGTCGTGATGACCAGCGTGCTGAGCGCCACCACGAGAGGCGGGATCCCGATGGCCGGCCCCCCCGGCAGCATCGCCAGGACGACCTCGTCCCCCTCGCGGAGCCGATACCGCTGGACCTGCCTGCCCGTGAGCTCCCGGCCGTTGACCTGGATGATGGACCCAGCGGGGCGGAACTCCGCGGGGAAGAGCTCCAGGATCGTCCGCCGCGGCGGCATGGGCACGAGCGCCGCCTCCCGCGGGGCCTGGAGCACGTCGGGGATGTGGGTCAGCTGGAGCACAGGGCGCGGGGCCTCCAGGCTTCGACTCCGGGCCGCAGGAACGCCTCGAGCGGAGTCCGGCACACCGTCCCGCCCTCGCGCACCTCGGCGGCATAGGGGCCCTCCACTACGGCGAAATGCTGGGCCTTCCCGCGCTCCCGGAGGAGGTCCCCGGGGCCGACGGCGGCCAGGCCCTGGAGGCGCAGGAAGCCGCCCTGGAAGGCGCGGACGGACGCCACGGACAGGCCCTCGGCGGGGTCCTGGAGCGCCAGGCCGAGCCCGTGGCGGTAGAGCCAGAGGGCCAGACCCAGGCAGTCGAAGACCTCGGGCCCGCGCCCGTGGAGGCGCCAGGGGCAGCCGAGGGTTGCATCGATGGCCTCTTTCAGGTGCATACTGGGACCGGACCAAAGGCCCTGGAGAGCATGAGCCGCATGGAATCGCCCAAGCTGACCTTCGCCCTGGCGCTGATAGCGGTCGTTGCCGCGCTACCATTCTTTTTCCGCCGCGGCTGCGAGCCCGAATTCCAGGAGCCCCTCCCGGGAGGGCGGCCCGACCGCGTGCAGCGGGCACGCTGGGTCGAGCGCGAGCAGGAGCGCCAACGGTCGCTGCTTCGGGATCGCCGCTGACGACTCATACCGATGCCCTCGATATGCCGTCGGGCAGCACTGGGAAGCCGTTGTAGTGGATGACCATGCCGCGCGCGACGCAGTCGGTTAGCGTGCGGTTACAGGTCGCGATGCCTCCCTTGTTGAAGCGGAAGTGGTGAACGCGCGCGTTGAGGAAGTCGGCAGCATCGTGCCCGGCGAATATGAGCCCGACGCGCAGCTCCCCATCCGCAGTGATGTCGAATCCCTCGTGCGTGTAGCGAAGCGTCCACGCCGGCGGGTCGATCAGCCCATCGCGCTTGTTCGACCGATCCTCGAAGCGGGAGTAAAGCTTCACGTCTTGGCCGACTATCTGTAGGCGGAAGGCGTTGTCAACGGCGTCGGCCGTCGCCTGCTTGTTCGTCGGGCCGAGCTCCTCCGTGAAGGCGACGACGTCAGTCGACACGTCGCTCGTCGTGTGGCGGTAGAGGAGTCGCACTTCGCCATCGCCGATGTCACGGTGCTGCTGGCCCCACATCGCCCACTTCGACTGGTTGGCGATTGGCTGGATGCCGATACCGCAGAACCCCTCGGTATCGTTGGCGTCGGCGAAGAGGAGGAACATCTTGATCTCGACGTCGACCTCCAGCTCACCCGTGATTTTCTTGTAGCAGAAGGGGCCATTCCGCGTCCCGTCGTTCCACACGATGGACGTGATCCCCGCATCGCACGAGAGGAACCCCTCGTTGTCGAGCGTCGGATTCGCCGGGCCAGTAACGCGCCAATCGGCAATACCTACTTTGGTCGCATTGATCGTGAACCAGCCGTGATCGGCAGCGGTTTCCGCGTCGCTGGCGTTCGAGAACCGCTGGCGCGTGTTCGTCTCGAACTCGTCGCTGGGGAACGGGCAGTAGTTCTTCAGCGTCGCGTGCCGGAACCGATTCGGCCAGGCGTTGATGCACTTGCGGCGGTTGAAACGCGCGGCCGGGAACAGCATGTCGAACAGACTCGGCGGGCCGATGTTGACCACCACCGCCGGCCCGTCCTCGCCCCCCTCGCGTACCGCCGTCGACTTGATGCGCCAGGTGTACTTCTGCGCCCGATCCGGCTCGTCGACGTGGTCATACGGCAGGATCCACGTCCGCACCTTCCGCCCGACGAGCCCGCCGTGGTCCGCCAGGTATTGCGCCCCCTCGTGGAGCGGGTCGGAAATCTCGATGGCCAGCGCCGGCGACTCCCCCTCGAGCGACTGCGGGATCTCCTGGCGGTTGATGCGGATGCTCCGGTACTCCTCGCCGTTGAAGGTGATGAAGCCGGGGGAGGCGCCGCCGTGCGGGTCGGCGAAGTCGACCACGCGCAGGTAGGTGCTGGTGTCCGGGTCGACCTCGACCTCGTAGAACTGGCACCAGGGCCAGGGCTGATGGCGGGTCTCCTGCCGGGAGCGGAAGAAGTCGGTGGCGGTCTGGATGAGGTCGAACGCCGCCGTTCGCCCCCCGTAGAGCCCGCCGCCGTAGGTGCCGGAGCCGTACACGTCAGTCGTCCGTGATCTCCAGGGTGCACTCGATCTCGGCCGTGGCGTTTGGCGTAAACCCGACGGTGGTCAGCTGGATGGTGTAGCGGTCACCCGCCACGTGCGTATCGAGTCCGGGGTTCTGGTCCGTGGTGTCGAAGGTGGTGTTCGTCCCGTCGATGACCGCCGTCAGTCCTGTGCCGCTGCCGTTCTTCAGCACCTCGGCCGTCAGTGTCCCTGCGGTCCTCGCCGTGTTGGAGAAGACAGAGATCCCCGTCAGCGATCCTGGGCGGCGCATGACGGCGCGGCGCGTGAACGCCGTGCCGCTGTACTGCATGGTGACGACGGTATCGCTGGCGATGTTCTCTTCGAGCCATCCGATCAAGAGGTGCCGACCCCTTCGCTGTAGCTGCGTCTGGATGATCCCGAAGATGTGCGACGACGGCACGGCCTCGATGCGCTGCCCCGCGGCGTGCGCCGCCGGGTCCGTCCCGAGCTGCCCGCGGGTGCCGGTGATCGTCGTGCCCGTCAGGTCGGTGGCGAGCACGAACTCATGGTCCGGGTCCTCGGCGAAGAAGGCGAAGGCCGTGTCATCCCAGATGACGCAGATGTATTGCTCGTCGGTGTCGGCGGGGTCGGCGAAGGCGCCCGCGGCGTCGATGGCGATGTTGGTCTGCGAGTCGTCGATGCCCGACGAGAGGCTCGAGTAGGCGCCGTTCGGGGTCAGCGGTAGCTTCGCGATCGCCATCAGACCAGTTGCTCCTCAATCGGCATCTCGATCCTCCAACGGGCCGTGTTGGCCATGCGCTGCGGGTTCACGGCGCCCGCGAGCTTCCACTTGATCGGCGCCTCGAGCGTGTTCGTCACGGGCGGGTTCGCGCCGGCTCCGAGCGCCCCCGACTGTGTCCAGGTGCGCACGGCCGAGAGCGTCGCCTGGAGCTCCTCGTCGCCCGACGTCTCCGAGGCGTAGACGCGCCAGCCGTCGACGCCGGACGGGATGAAGCGGTCGATGTCGACCTTCAGAAAGAAGCTCGCCGAGACGGTCAGGCTCGCCCGCGCGGACTGCAAGGTCTCGCCGTAGGTCGGGTCGAACCAGGTGAAGACGACGTAGTACGTGCGTTCCGCGAGCGCGCCCCCGGCGACCTGCGACAGCACGGGCGCGCGCTCGGGCGAGGTCACCGCGTCAAGCGGCGTCCAGTAGAACACCGGCTCGCCGGCGTCGAGGTCGTTCACGAAGCCGAGGATGGCGTCGCGCTGCGGCACGTCGAGCCCCTCGAAGTTGAGCGTCAACGTCCGCACCGGCGGGCCCCGGCGCTGCGACAGGCTGTAGCCGCTCTGCGCGAGGAACGCCGACTCGGGGTACGAGCGCGGCTCGCCATAGGGCTGCCGGGGAAAGACGGGCGGTGTGAAGGTCGGGATAACCACGGCTGTCAGGTCTTCTTCATCCGCAAGGATTTCCGCGCCGAGAATGCCGCCGCCGAGGGTCATGGCTCTGTCGCAATGACTTGCACGGCCCCCGTCGGGAAGACGGCGACGAGCTGCGTCTTCCCCGCGCCGTCATCGCGGGCGTAGAGGCGCCCCTTGTTCGCCGCCGGCGCCGCCGGGTCGGCGATCTCGTCGGCCTCGATGTACTCGCCGAGGTCGATCGTGCGGAGCACCGTCCCGGTGATGTCCGTCGTGTTCGCGCGGAATCGGTTGCTCGGCCGAACGAAGGTGTTGGCGAGGGAGGCGCCGCTGGCGTTGACGCCTGTCGTGTTCCCCTGGATCTGGTTGTCGTCGAGGATGCACTCGTCGATGGTGCCGCTGCTGAAGACGAACCGGAATCCGTTCACGTGGTCCTTGCTACGACATCCGATGAAGCGATAGCTTCGATTGCCCGCCACCACCGACTCGGTGTAGAAGCCGTGCGTCGTCGCCTTGGCGTTGCCGTTGGCGATGCAGGCGATGACGTCGATGTCCTTCACGCCGCCGATGAGGTAGTTGAAGCCGCCGTTCCCGAAGCAATAGATCCCATCCAGGAGCACGTCCTCGAGAGACGAATCCGATGACGCCGACGCGAGCACGCCGGCGCGGTTGCCGCTCCCGGCCGTGCCGTTGCCGCTGTAGCTGCCGCCCTTCGCCCGAATCCCGCGCGCCGCGAAGGTCGACTGCGCGAAGATATGAAGCCCGCTGCCGGCGCAGTCCCGGCCCTCGCAATCGGTCACGTCGACATCGATGCAGTTGCCGACGTAGATCCCGTGGTGGCTGACCGTCGACCCGATGGCGCGAGAACGCACGCGATCAAGCTTCACCCGCTGTGCCTTGTTGAGGTGGACGCCCTGCTGGGTGTTCTCCTCGGAGCGCACCGCAACGATATCGCCGTCGGTGCATTCGGTCGTCGCGCCCGCGGTGACGGTCGTCGACAACTCGAATCCCTCGACCTCTTCCACGCGGAACCCGGCCACGCCGTCGAAGACGATACCGTCGCACCCGGTGTTGTCCGGCCCCTCCATGCGGAAGCGGCGGAACGCGCACTTGTCGCCGGTGACGGCGAAGAAGTCGGCGGTTCCCGATGTCGCGCGGATGATCGTCTTCGGCCCCTCGCCGAGAACGGTGATGCCGTCCGTGCTGATCGCCCACGCGGTGTCGGTCGTCCTCAGATACTCCCCCTCGGGCAGGAAGATCGTGCCGCCCCCGGCCGCGGCGACGGCTGCAATGAGCGCCGCCATCTTCGCCTGCACGTCGTTCGTCCCCGTCGGGTCGAGGCCGAACGACAGGGCGTTCCAGTAGTTGGCGCCGAGAATCTGCGGGGTCCCCAGGCTCACCTGGTAGCGGCCCGCCGCCGCGCTCGTGAAGTCGACCGCCGTCGTCCCGTGGAGCCCGCGCGCGACGATGTCGAACGTCTCGCCCGACGAGAACTTGATGACCATGATCTCGGCGGCGCCCTGGAGGAACGCCTGCGCCGCCGTGCGCGCCTGCGTGTTCCAGACGGTAACCACGGCATACGTCGGGAAGCGCGCGGCATGCCCGGACTTCAGCGTCAGCTGCGTTGCCGCCGCGGTGATGCCCGAGGCCAACTGGCCGAACGCGAACGGTTTCAGGGCGAGTCCCATCAGGCCCCCATCCCGCGCTGCATCTGCGGGGTGCGCTTCCAGTGGTCGAGGAACGCCGCGGCCGCCGCGCGGCCCGCGATACGCCCCTGGCGTTCCGTCGAGGCCGTGACGTTGATGGTGATCGAGGGGCCGCCCGGCACGCTCGGATGGACGTATCCGCCCTGGCGGCCCATGACGAGGAGCTCCGGCCGGCGCTCGCCGACGACGTATGCGCGGCCGGGAAGGACGGGGCCGCCGTGCTGCTTCGGCGCCGCGGGTATCAGCTTGCCGAAGCCGAAGTCCACCGCCGCCCCGATCGCGTTCCCGATGATGGCTTCAAGGATGGTCGTGCCAAGCTGCCGCAGCGCCTGGCCGGCGTTGCGCGCGTCCTTCGTGATCGATATCAGCGCATCCTTGAGCCCGCCCTTGAGGCTGTTCCCCAGATCCATGACGGCTGTCTGTGTTACGCGCAGGGGCTCGCCAGCCTTGCGGAGTTCTTCCAGCGCGTTGCGCAGCCCCTGGACGGCCGGGCTTACTTCCTTTCCGCCGCCCGCGCCCTCCGATCCCCGCCACGGCCGGCTCTCGAGACGCTCCCTGAGCTCATCCAGCGCTGGTGTCGGCGTCCACAGGCGCGCATCGAGCGCATCCTGGGCAGGCGTCGATGACGGGGCGCGCGCCGGGGGCAGCCGCGTGCCGAACGGACCAAGCAGCGACCCGCGCGTGAGCTGGAAGATGTTGCCGAAGTCTCCTCGCTGGAGCGCCTCGGCGTCGATCTTGAGCCGGAAGAGAAGCGGGCGCTTCTCCTTGGTGAAGTTCTGGATTTCCTCGAAGGCGCCCCGAACCTCCTTCGCCAGAGAGATGAACCGGTCGGCGAGCGCCCGGACCTGCTCCGCGATGTCCTTCACGCCCTGGATGATCTTGTCGCGGTTGTCGACGAGGAAGGTCTTGAACTCATCGGCAAGCTTGGTGAGCTCCGGCAGCAACGGCCGGATGACGTCGTTCTTGATGCCCTCGAGCGCCTTCTTCACCTTGTCGAGCGCATCGTTGAACTCGGCCGCCGCCTTCGCATCTTCCTCCGAGACGATGATCCCGAGCCGCCGCGCCTCGTCGGCAAACTGCCGAATGGAGATCGCCCCTTGGTTGAAGAGCTGAACGAGCGCCACGCCCTCGGTGTCGAGCAAGCCGAAGCCCGCGAGCACGCTGGCCGCACCGGGGCCGAGCTCTTTGAAGCGGTCGGCGATGCGCGGAAGCAGCTCCTCGAAGGTCGCGCCGGCCGCCACCGCCTGGCGCAGCCCGCCGCCGAGCGCATCGAGCGACGGGCCCGCCACGCCCTTCCCCGTCCTGCGGAACTCCTCGAAGCGACGGATCATGCGCTGAACGCCCGTCGCCAGGGCGTTGAACTCGACACCCGACTGTTCGCCGGCGTGCCGGAGGATCGACAGGAGCTCCGTCGACACCCCGAGCCGCTGCGACAGCTTGCCGATGCGATCGTCGAACGCCGCGACGCCGGTGATCGCACGCGAGATGCTTCGGATCGTGAACGCCGCGGCGAGCCCGCCGAGAAGGCCGCGGACGTTGAAGATCGACGCGCCGAGCGCCTTGAACCGCGTCGTCACCGCCGACGTGAAGGCGCGGATCTTCCCCTGCGTCTGCGCCAGCCCGCGCGTGAGGTTGTCGCGCAGGTTGATCCCGATCTCAAGAAACGTCGCCATCGTCGTTCTTCGGTCGTCGCTTCTCGAACTCGCCCATCAGGAACGGCCAGAGAAACCTGTGCATCCGCGTATAAGCCGCGGGCTGGGACAGCCACTCAGACGGGCGGTATGGCCGTTCCCTGCCCGCGTACACCCAGTCGATCAGCTCCACCCGCTCGGGCGTCAGGGCCGCCAGGACATCCTCGTCCGCCGGCGTGATCCGCCCCTCGCCCTCGCACTCCTCGCAGTTGCGCTCCTCCTCTCCTTCGCCGACGGTGCAGGTGCCCCCGCAGGCGAGACACTTGACGCCTTTGCCGTCGCCGAGCACTTCCATGTACGCGGCGGCGGCGATCAGGAGTTTTTTCTTTCCGCGTCCTCATCGCTCCCGAACCCGAGAATCCGCATGGCGAGCGACTGAAGCTTCCCGAGCAGCGGGATCAGCATCGACATGCATTCGCCCGTCAGCGCGCCGATGCTGTCCTTCTCGAGCGCGAACTTCTCGCCGCCCTCGAGCTCGAGCCCGTCGACCGCATCGAAGAGATGGCCGAACACCGTGCGGAGCGCCTGGACGAGCCCCGGGCCCTTCTTCCCCACGGCGTTGATCGCGCGGATGCACTCGTCGGCGATGTGCGCGTCCGGCGCGATGCAGGTGACGATGACGCCCGTGCCCTCGAGCGTCTCCTGGAACTTGCTTCCCGCCCGTCTGATGACGAAAGCCATGAACCCTCCTTTGTCAGTGCTGCCAGATGAACATGTCGTCGTCGCTATCCCCGGTCAGGCCGAGCGTGAGCGTTTCCGCCGCCGCGTTCGGTTCCCGCACGTTCGGCGCGATCGGCGGCCGAAGCTGCGCCCCATTGCTCGCGAACGTCCAGCGCGTGCCAGCCGCGCCAGCCGCGCCGTGCGTCAGCTCGAAGGGGATGGCGAGCCCCGCCTTGAGCGTCGCCGCCCAGTCCTTCGTAGCCGCCGAGTTCTGGTCGATCGTCAGCGTGATCTCAGGGCGCGCGCGCTCGTAGTCCGCCTGCCGGATGCCGTCCGCCGCCGAGGAGTTGGCGTCAGCGATCGCCTGTGGGTTCGTCGGCCACGAGATCGTCACCTCGCGGATCCCCGTAGGCGCGAAGCCGTCGATCTTGAGCGCCGCGGTCAGGAACTTCGGCACGACGACGGAGCGCTCCGGATAGCCGCCGCCCGAGGCCGTCGCCATGTCGAACAATGCGGCGTCGCCTTCGGAGTGAAGCGCGCCGACGAAGTTGTGCGAGATCCGGCAGGGGCCGCCGGCCTCGAACGCGAGCGTCATGTCGCCCAGGCAGCCGCGGCCGGTCCACTGGCGCCCGTCGCGCAGGAAGCGGCAGGTCAGGTGATTGCCGCTCACCGACAGGTCGGGGATGCGGACAGGGCGGTAGGCGCGCCCCCCGTCGATCGGGCCGGCACTCGAGGTCGAGGTCGCGCCCGAGGTGCCGCCGGTGATGGTGTCGCCCGACGCCAGCGCGCCCGTCACGGGCAGGTACGGGATCGACGCCGCGCCGGTCGCCGTCTGCTGGAGGACACGCCCGGTGCCGCCGGATGGGGAGCCCGTGATGAGCTCCCCGACGACGTAGGGGCCGGTGGTGATCGCGCCGATGGCGATGGTCTTCGCCGCCGCCGAGGAGAAGAGACATCCACGGAGGAGGTCGTCGATCGCCGGCACGGTCACGAGGTCGCCCGGGCCACGCAGCACGTAGTTGACCGGGAAGGTGACGCGCCCCGCGCCGATGAGGTCGGGCGCCTTGCTGTCAACGCCCGTCGCCTCGTTGAGCTCGATCAGGTCGTACTCGGGCTGCGGATTCGAGTCGGCGCCCAGGCGCACCGGCACATCGTCGACGACCAGCGTTTCCGCGGTCCCCGGGGCAGCCTCGATCTCGGCCGCAAACTGGATGTTGTCGCCTTTGGCCATGTCTCGTCACCTCAAACCGCTTGGGACAAGTCGTTCGCGTCGACCTGGTAACTGAACTCGAGGTCCACCACCGCCTGACTCGGCATCTCCTCGTCGATCGTCGGCGCGATCCGTGGCCGGCTCGCCGTGACCGAGTCCCAGTCGGCCGAGCTCACCGCCTGCGCCACGTCGAAGCGGAAGCGCGCTTCCTGCGTGTTCTGCGGCTCCCCCTTCTCGGGGTCGTAGTCCGAATACAGAAAGAGACGGAGCGTCCACGCGACGACCATCGCGCTGACCTGCTCCCCCTGGGCGTAGACCTCGGGGGAGGACAGGTAGCGGATCGCCGGGCGCGCGCCGCTGTACTGGTAGCCGTTCGAGTCCCACGCAAGCACGGCCCTGACCGTGTGGTTGTAGCCGCCCTGCTCGGAGATCGCCTTCAGCGCCGCCTCGACCAGCGGAATCAGGGTCGTCTCGGAATATGGCCGCTTGGCCGCCATGTCACGCCGCCATCGTCCGTTCGTTCCGCAGGTTCATGCGCCGCACCATCTCGGAGATCGCATGTTCGTGGATCTTGATCGCCCGCGGGTGGAACGCCGTCCACGACGAGACCAGGCGCAGGTTCGCCGGGATGCGGATCTGTTTCACGCGCGCGACGATCGGCCGGTCGGAGATGTACTTACGCCCGCCGATGAAGCGCCCGCCGTGTTGCTGTCGCAGCCGCGCCACCCGCTCGGACTGCGCCGCCAATCGCTTCTTCTTCCCGCGACCCGTGATGGTGCCGTGGATGTATAGCCAGCCGCCTGGGGGCGCGTTGGCCACGTCGCCCTTCTCACGCGCCACAAGGAGCGGGTTGCGTGTCCGGATGAACATGCCCTTGCCCTGGAGCTTCGAGCGCCCGAACACACGCGCCTTCACGCCCATGCGCTTCATGTCCACGGGGACCGCCGGATGACCACGGGCCTTCTTCCCGACCTTGGCTTTGCTCGCCACCTTCACGACCGAGCGGAAGTGTGGCGCGTAGGACCGCAGGAACTCGGAGCCCGACCTTTCATGCGCCCGGTTCATCTCCTGGTTCGCGATCTTCGGCACGGCCTCGAACAGGCGCCGCACGTCGCGGTCGTCGACCTTGATTTCGAGGGAGTTAGCCATGACAGATCACCGTGTGCCAGCCGTCGGTGTCGTCGAGAACGTCGTCGATCGCGTACCGCCGCCCGTTGTGCCGCCAGGTGATGCTGTCGCGCCGCGCCGCCACGGTCTCGACCACGGCGCGCGGGATCTCGACTCGCAGCACCTTGACCCCGGGCTCGCCAAAGTCCCCGGGCTCGATCTCGGTCACGAGCGCCTTCGTCTCCGTATCGCCCCCGCCCGCGCGGTGGAAGACGATGTCGTCGCCCGCGGCGTCGGTGAGGAGCGAGGCGCTTTCGCCCATGCGGTCGGCAAACAGGCTCATGGGACCTCAAGGGCGCCCCGCCGGACGCTGACTCGGCTCGACAGGCCGGCGGGGCGACGCGGTGAAATCAGGTGGTGATGTTGGACAGCAGGTGACCCGCTTCCGGGTAGAGGATCAGCTCGTCGACGTCGTGGCGCACGCGCACGATGTCGCTTCGCTTGTTCTCCTCCCGGTAGGTCTCGACCCGCCCGTCGACGTCGGACCCGTCGCCCGGCCAGTGAAGGATCCGGCCGACGCAGGGCTCCTTGATGTCGTTGGTCGTGGCGATCTTCGCGACCATCGCGTACTCGTCCGACCAGACCGGGGCAAGGCTCGCGGCCTGCCCTTCTACCGCCGTGTTCTTGCTCGACCCGGCGACGATGATGAAGTCGAGGTCGAACACCTGGGCGAGCGCCGCTTCGTTGATCGCGCCGGCGCGCGGGTCGGTGAACCCCGCGTACTTGATCCGGTCGATGATCGACGCGACGTTCCGCAGGTTACGGAACACCTTGCGGTTGATGATGAGCGCGTTCGGCCACAGGCCCGACCCGTCGTACACCTTCTTCACCGCCGCCTCGACGTCGGTGATCGGCACGGCGTTCGCCGCATCGTCCCACTCGTTCGTGATCCCGGTGGTCAGGCCGGAGCCGGTCCACGTCGTGGTGTTGAAGACCGCCGCGGCGCTCCGCTTCTCGGCGTTGCGGAGCACGGCATCGAAGGCACGCTGCGCGGAGATCTGCTCGGCGTCGAAGTACTCGGCGTACATCTCCGACTCGCGGTCGTCGATCGGCTCCTCGGCGCCGTGCTCCTCGGTGGCGAAGGCGACCTTGGCGAACGTGAAGTTGCCGCGGCTGTAGCCCGAGCCGGGGGCGCGGGCGGTGTCGCGGTTCTGGAGGAGCTGCTCGATCGGGATCTTCCCAAACGAGCCGCTCTGCTTCATGACATCGATCACCGGGAGAACCCGGTGGCCGATGAAGCCCTGGCGGTCCATCTCCAGGCCGAACTCCATGAAGGATCCGGCGAGGTCCGGCCGCAGGGTCGAGAGAGCAGTTGACGGGGCAGGCATGACACTTCACTCCTTCTCTTCGGGGGGCATCAGGTGACGGCCGTCTCGCCGATGACGGGCAGGATCTCGATGACATCGCCGTCGGCGCCGGCCGCCTCGAGCGCGATGCCGCAACTCCGGCCCGTGGACGCCGAGACGCTCACCTTCCCGCCCGCGGCGGTGAACACCTTGGCGCCGGCGGTGATGGCCGCGGCGGCGACCGCCTTCTGCGTCGGCCCCCAGAGGCAGACGGTGCGGATGTCGCCGTCGGCGAACGACTCCTCGGTGAGCGTGCCGATGGCGGTGTCGTCCGTCAGGCCCGCCGCGGCGAGCTTGCCGGACGAAATCTTCACGCGCAGGTACGCCCCGATGGCGGCGCCTGCGGGGAACGTCTTGTATCGCGAGTCGCTGAACTGACTCATGGTCTCCTCACTTCCTCTCTCAGGGCGTCACGCCGACCGCCGGCGCCCGCGGCCTTCGTTGGCGGCGGCGATGTACGCCGCGTGGAGGTCGGGGTCCTCGCGCACGACCGCACGGATCGCCTTCCCTCGGTCCTTGAGCTGCGCCTCCTTCGCCGCCACCGCTTCGTTCCAGCGGGCCAGTGCGTCGGTGTTGTCGTCGCCCTTGCCGCTGCCCGACTCGCTCACGGGGTCGACGCCGGGACGCTTGGCGTCCGCCTCCTCCTTCGCCTTGGCTTTCGCCTCGGCCTCGGCCTGCGCCTTCTCGGCGGCTGCGAGTCGCTTCGACTGCTCCTCCATCCAGGCGTGCTGTGCCTGCGGGAGCGTCGCCTCACGCTCTATCTGCGCCACGAGGAACTTCTCGTCGGCCCCGGGGCAGCCCGCCCGGAGCTCCTTGATCGTCACGGCCTTCGGAGCGGTCACGGTCGTCTCCGAGGCCCTGCTGTCGTCGATCGACATGGAACCTCCTTCGAGTTGTGCCGTGGCCTTGCCCCGGCTGATGGACTTCGCCTCCCGACGCAGGGAGGACATCGTTTTCTCGAGTGCCTGAACGCCGTCGATCAGGCCGAGCCTCTGCGCTTCCCCCGCCGTGAACACCCGACCGTCGGCGACCGCACGCACGGCGTCGATCTTCATGCGCCGGCCGCGGGCGATGGCCTTGTCGAACTGCGCCTGCGTGTCGTTGACGAGCCCCTGGATGTGCTCCTTCATGTCGTCGGTGATCGGCGTCCCCGGGACGCCCGCGCCCTTCATGTCGCCCGACTTGATGACGACGGCCTTGATCCCTTCGCGCTCCGCGAGCTCGGAGAGGTCGTAGAGAACGGTGAACGTCCCGATGCTCCCGACCTTCGCGTGCGGCTGGTTGACGAAAACCTTCGTCGCCTGCGACGCGACCCAGAAGGCGGCCGACGCCGCGAGGTCTTCGACCTGCGCGTACACCGGCTTCGCCTTCGCCGCCTCGTGGATGGAGTCGGCGAGGTCCGCCGTGCCGTCGACGAGCCCACCGGGTGAGTCGATGACGAGAAGGATCCCGTCGACCTCGGGGGCGCGGGCCGCCTCGCGGATCTGGCGGCGCGCCTCGACGGTCGATCCGGCGGTCGACAGCGACGAGCCGAACTTCGTCAGCGTCCCGCGCATCTCGACGATGGCGATGCGGCCCTCTTCGCTTGCAGAGAAGCGCGGCTTGCGGTCGCCGGCGGCGGCCTGATCGGTGATGTGGGCAACGAGGTTCATGCGCTGCACGGCCTCGAACAGCGCGAGGAACCGCGTCGGCTCAGCGGCCCACAGTCCGAAGTACTGATCGAGATGGGGGATCTGCGGTATCCCCCTCAGGTCGATCTCCATCGTCGTCCTCTTGTTCGGTGTCCTCGGCCGGCTCGGTCTCGGCCGACTTCAATGGCGGCGACTGCGGGTAGATGCCAGTCGTGACGAACAGCACCTCGCGCCACGACACCGGGTCTTCCTCGAACTCCGCGTTCAGGTCGAGCGCCGCTTGCTTTGCTTCGCGAAGTAGCTGCGTGTTGTCCTCGACGATCTCTGCGCGCAGCCGGTCCCAGTCGACGCCGCGCTCCGCTGCCCGGCGCCGCGGCGAGACGAGCAACTTCTCGATCCGCAGCGCGTCGGCCTTCGCCTCCACCTCGGGCTGGATGTACTTCCACTCGGGGCAATTCCAGGAATGGGTCAGCACCATGCGCTCGTCCGCCGTGAGCCGGACGCGAAGCGCCGGGTCCTCGCTCGCCCATTGCCGCACCTTCCACTCGTACACCGGCCGATGAAGCTGCTGGGAGATCCGCCGCTGGTGACGACGGAAGCCGATGCGCGCCTGGTCGATCGCCCCGCGCCAGCCGGAGAAGTTGGTCTTCGACGGATCGAGGAGGAAGACCTGGAGCGGCAGCCCGACGTTGATCGAGATGAAGGTCAGGATGAGCTGCGCATGCGGGAACCATTCCGGGTTCGGGACGTTCGGCGAGAAGCCCGAGAGCTTCTCCCCTGGCGCGCCGCGGAACTCGAGCCCCGGCGCGATGTGCTCGATCACGCGCGTCGAGCCGTCGCCCTGCGCTTCCGCCTCCTGCTCCCCGAGCTGCGCCGTCCCCGCGCCGCCGAACATCTCGGAGCGTTCGCGAAAGAAGGCGATGCAGGACACGATCTGCTGCTGGACAAGCTTCGCAAACTGCGTGTCGTCGTGCATGCCGATCATGTCGACGATCGGGGCGAAGGCCGTCACGCCGCGCGTCTGCGTCGCCCGCTTCGGGTCGTAGATGTGGAGGACTTGCTTCCGCCCGTCGCGGTCGCGCGCCGCGTAGGCCGTGATGTCCGACACCTTGGCGATCGATCGGTCCGGGTCGATGTCCTCCTTCGTGATCCAGTACTCGAGGCGCTTTCGACGGTCATCGAGGAGGATCCCATGGACGACGTTCCGCCGGGTGTTTCGCGGCGTGCGGACCCGGTGCGCCTCGACGAGCTGGAGCGACCCCTCGCGCAGCGGCAGGACGAAGATGTCCCCGTCGACTTGCGACTGCGTCCAGGCAAGAGACGCCTGGGCGTTGAAGGGCAGCTCACCCGCGACGTGGCACTTGTCGGGGTCCTCGGACCATTCCTTCCAGCGATCGAGGAGCGCCGTGTCGAGCCCCTTGTCGCCCGTCTGCGGGTCGAGTAGGAGCCCCTCCTGGAAGATGTTCGCCGCGGCGCGCTCGAGCCCCTGGGGGAGCACCGAGTCGTTTCGGTAGAGGTCCCGCGAGAGCTCCATCATCCGCAGGTAGTCGGCCTCGCTGCGGTAGTGGTAGTCCGCCCCGGATCCCATGGCCGCGACGCCGGTTCGCCGGCGTCGGTAGCGCGAGGTCCGCGCCGCCTCGTAGTCCGAGCGCAGGCCCTCGTAGGCTTCGGCCATGCTGGCGCTCCCGAAGATCGCCTGCGTGCGCCTCATCCCCGGAAGCCCTGGAAGCCGATGTAGGTGTAGCCCGCGCCGGCGCCGCTCGTGCCGTCGGGCGTCTTCGTCCCGCCGTGGACCGCGAGCCAGCGGCGGGCCTCCTCGGCCTGCTCCTCAAACTTGCGCGCGTCGAGCGCTACCGAGCCGTCACCCTTCTGCACGCGGGCGGCAAGCCGGCGGGCGAGGATGCGGCAGGCGGTCAGGAAGACGCGCGCCTTCGCGGCGTCGCCGTCCTCCTCGTAGCTGGCGTTGTCGTCGTACGCCGCCTGGAGGTCTTCGATGGAGCTTGCCGAGCCGAGCGTGGACATGCCGGCAAGCGTCGCGAGGGGGCGGGCTTATGGCGAGAACATCCGCGCCATCCGCTGCGGATAGTGCGGATGGGTCTACTCCGCCACGTTCTCGAGCATCCACCGGATCACGTCCGCCGGCCGCTGGACGTAGCGCCCGTTTCGCAGCTTGTGCCCGTCGCCGTGAAGCCCGTCGTACATCCGCCGCATCACCTTCGCCTGCTCGCTGTCGAGTTGCACCTCGACATGCCGAGGGCAATAGACCTTCTCGAGGTCCATCTCCTCGGCCACCGGCACCTCGATCATGAGCGTGCGCCCAAGGGCACGCGCCGCGTCCTTCTTCGCCATCAATCCCTCCGTGAAACGAACGGTCGATCGATCGGCAGCCGCACGAGCGGCCGCCCCTCCTCCGTCCTCGCCTGCGCCCTCGCCACCACCTTCGGGCGCGGCTGCTCCACGAGCCGCACGCCGGCAAAGTGGCCCGCCGCGCAGGCGTTGTACGCCGCGTCGAAGTAGTGGTTCGCCTTCCGGATCCGCTCCCAGCGGATCACCGAGCCCTTGCCGGCGATGTACTCCTCCACCTGCTTCTCCGCTGTCAGGTGCTTCGCCAGCGTCAGATGCGCCTCCGGGGCCGCCGTCGCGTAGAGCGTCAGGGCCCCGCGTTCCCCGACCGGCGTCGACACCCGCGCATGAAGCCAGCTCTTCCAGTGGTCGGCGTTCACCTCGAGCAGGTACATCCGCTGGTCCTTCAGCGCCGCGACGTGGTACCCCTCGCCGATGTGCTTCACGAGCGCCCCGGTCTGCTTCGGCCGCGTGTACGAAAGCATCCGTTGCTGCCCCGCGCCGCGCCCGATCGCCGGCCAGAAGACCTGGCGCGCCGTCATCGACTCGCGCACGAAGACGTAGATCACGTCGGGCTGGTAACCGGCGTCGATCCACACCTGATCGGGCACGCGCGGCACGCCCACTCCTTCCATGGGCCAGCCCTCGAGCGCCAGGTCGCGAAGCTCACGGAACGCCACCATGAGCCCGCGCTCGACGCCCAGGCTGTCCGTCGGCGCCTCGATGACGTCGTAATCGACGACGTGTCCCGTCGCCCCCTCGGACCAGGCGATCGCCACCCAGTAGAGGAGCCGGAGGCCCACGTCGACGCCGATCGTCAGCCGATCCGTACCCGCCGGCACGTGACCCCGCGGCACGTCCAGGGTGCGCGCCGCGATCTGCTGCCAGAGGAGCGGCGAGAGGTCGAGGACCGGAGCGACGTAGGGGAGCGCCCAGACGAACTGGCGCATCTCCTTCTCGGCGTTGTCCTCGTCCGCCGCCCGCGCCGCCCGCCACTCGTCGCCGCCGATGCCCCGGGCCGTGGCGAACATGTTGTTCCAGGCGTCCCAGCGAAAGCCCAGGGTGTCGGTCCGTGGCACCGGACCGTGGACCTCGCCCGCGGCGTCGATCTCCTGGCCCCGGTGGAGGAGGCGCGCTTCCGCGTTCGCCTCCCGGCGCTCGTCCTCCGTCCACTCCTCAGAGCACGCCGGGCACGTCCAGCGCGCTGCTTCCCGGGCGTCCTCGGCCGTATCGGCGCCCTGCCAGCCCCGCAGGTGCTCGCGCTCCGGGTGGATCCAGGCAGCGCACCGCGGGCACGGGAGCACGATCCGCGAGGCCGAGCCCGCCTCGTATTCCCGCCAGGTGCGGCCGGTGTCGGTGGAGACGGTGCACTCCATGTACACCCGCTTCCGCTCAGCGTAGGCCCGGGTGCGCGCCTCGAGCTGGGTGATCTTGTCCGCCTCCCGCGAGGTCCCGCCGGACATGTCCATGCCGTCGGTCTCGGTGATGAGGAGCACGCGGGCCGTGAACCCGGCTCGCGCCTTGTCGCCGCCGCCACCGCTCATGAACTTCAGCGTCGGGCCATGTTGAAACTGAACGCTCTCCACCCGCCCCCCGCGGCTCCCCCCGCCGGCTCGGGGGAGCCACTCCCGGTACCGGCTCCGCTCGATCGCCGGGAGCAGGTCCTCGCGCCACTTGTCGCGCGCCATCTCCATGTCGGGCACCCCGAGGATCACCGTCTCCTGGAGCTCGAAGAGGTGGTACATCGCCGGGACGATGTAGAAGGCGAGCGTCTTCCCCGTCTGCGTCGGCCCGAGCCCCACGATCCGGCTCCAGCGCCCGGAGTCGATCGCATCGAACGCCAGGCGGGTGTAGGGCTGGCGCTCACAGCGGAACCGCCGCCCCTCGTAGGGGCCATCGGGGATCACGACCTCCTCCTCGGCGAAGCGGCGCATGGGCCGCACCAGCTCCACCTGGCCCCCGAGGATCGCCCGGCTCGCCGCGTCAAGCAGCGCCGGGCTCGGTCTCGTCAGCATCGCCGTCGCGACCATCGAATCGCTCTCGGATCACCCGGTCGATCTCTGCCAGCGTCTCGTTGTGGAGGCGCGCCGCGTCCTGTCCGAACTGTCGCTGCACGACGTCGCCGTGCTGCCTCCAGAGCTGTCGGATCGACGCCAGGCAGGTCTCGACCTGGGTCGTGGGGATGAGCTGGCCCTGGCGCTCGAGCACCTCCATCTCGGCGAGGTCGGCCCGCGCCGCACGGTATCGCTCGAGCTGCGGGGAGTCGGAGCCCGCGAAGAGCACCTCGTCCCCGTTCGGTCCAGGGCCAGCCTGGGGGGCTTCACCGCGTCGCCCCGGTCGTCTCCTATCGGACCAGGCGTCGAGGATCGCGCGCCCGCGAAGCCAGAGCCGCTGGCCCACGGTCTGCCGATCGTCCGCGCCCGCGAACGGCAACAACTCCCGCCGCACGTAGTTCTCCGTGCAGTCCCAGAGATGCGCCATCTCCCGGACGGACACCCAGCCCTTGCCGGGCCTGTCGTCGCTCAAGTATAGCTCGCATTACCAGTTACGAAGTCAGGTGGAATGTGTACCGAAATTCCGCGCGCGCCTTTGC